GGAGAAGGAGTTCTGGAAATGAGTAAATTCGGAAAAGCAATTGACGAAGATGTCAAACAGTACATGAAAAGTATACTGAAATCATACTTCTTAGGAGTTGTGACAGGTATCTTGTTCATGTTTTTAACATTAATGCCTAACACTGCAAATGCCTCAGATGAAAACGGCGAAGCATTTTGTCTTGCACAAAACATTTACTTTGAGAGTGGCAATCAACCTATGGTTGGCAAGATTGCAGTATCGCATGTTGTTCTCAATCGTGTAGAGAGTGATCTCTATCCAGACACCGTTTGTGATGTTATCTATCAAGCAGAAATGAGAGAGAACTGGAAGGGCGACATTGTGCCTGTTCGTAATCGTTGTCAGTTCAGTTGGTATTGTGATGGCAAGTCTGATGATCCTGTAGATAGTAAAACATGGATTGCATCTATGCAACTTGCACGAAGAATATTACAAGGCGAATGGTCTGATATTACAGAAGGCGCTACACACTATCATGCAGACTACATACATCCCTTTTGGGCAGACAGTCTGAACCGAACAACAACAATCGACAATCATCTATTTTACAAATGAGACATACTGACCATCCAAACTGGAAAAACCTCTCAAATGCTGAAAAGAATAGAGTTAGACAAACAAATTATAGAAGAGGTGGTCTAAGGAGAGAAATAAGAGAGTTAGAACGACACATATCCGAGAAACCGTCCTTTGTTCTTATGGGTTTGTTGAAAAGAAAAAAACATGCTCTAGATAATAATCCATTTTATGAAGGGGATGAAGATCGCAATTTTATAGAGGATGTAAGAAACATATTTTTAGATTATGAAAAGGGAAATTACAAATGAGACACATAGGAAGTTTAACTAGAACATACGATAGAAACGATGGTGTATCGTTAGAGTTTACTTTTGCAAACGGTTACGGTGCAAGTGTTATAAAGAGTTCATATTCATACGGTGGTAAATATGGACTTTGGGAACTTGCAGTATTAGATCATGGAGTCATATGTTACGATACACACCTAACAAATGATGTACTAGGGCATCTATCATGGGAAGATGTTGAAAACACCCTAGACGAAATTCAAAAACTATAATATAATGGAGACTATATGGAAGAAATACTAAAAGCATTACAAGAAAGAATAGAGAAGAACCAAGACCTATTAGAAAATATAGAGTACCAAGTGTCTTCTCTACAAAGTGAAATGAACTCACTTTCAAGTTCTATTAACACTATTGACAGTATATTAGGTTCACTAGAAAGTGCTGTCAATTCAATCGAAAGTAGGGTATCGTGAATCTATTCTACTTAGATACAAGACCTGATAAATGTGCAACTCTGCATTGTGATAAACATGTGGTCAAGATGATCATTGAGTATGCACAACTCATGTCTACTGCACATCGTATGGTTGACGGTATTGAGTACCGAGACAAAACAAAACTAGGTAGAAACATTAGAAGATGGAAACATCCAAACAACAACATGGATAATGTCTTGTACAAGGCATCACATATCAATCATCCAACTGCAGTATGGGCTAGATCGTCTTATGGCAACTATCGTTATCTATACAATCTCTTTTGTGCATTGTGTAATGAGTACACTTATCGTTATGGCAAAGTTCATTTAACAGATACTAAACTCAGACAACTGTTAGAAGAACCGCCTAAGAATATTCCGACAACAAGATTTACTGCACCACCACCTGCTATGCCAGATGATGTCAAGTCAACCAATGTTGTAAAGGCGTATCAAAATTACTACAATAAATACAAGAAAGATTTTGCTAGATGGACAAATAGACCAGTTCCTAGTTTTATGAGAGCATAATGCCAACATATGAATTTTTAAATAATGAAACAGGTGAAGTGGAAGAACACTTTATGTCTTACACTAAGTTAGACGAATTCAAACAAAACAATCCACACCTCAAACAACAAATTGGTTCACCAAACATTGTTGGTCGTGTAACTATAACAAATAAAACAGATGCAGGTTTCAATGAAGTCTTATCTAGGATTGGTGAGGCAAATCCTGCCTCCAAACTTGCAGATACACATGGTAATAAATCTATCAAAAGAATTAAAGCAGAACAAGTTGTCAGAAAACACATAGACAAACAGAACAAAAACAAGTAAAATATTACCATGTCAAAGATCAGAACACAACTTATGGATATAACCGAACTTGAGTACATAGAATTAAATACAGTACAAGAGAACGGTCAAAGATTTTATTGTGACGAATCTGGCAGAAAATATCCAAGTGTAACGACAGTCGTAGGTTTGTCTACACGAGATCAGATCAAACTTTGGAGAAAACAAGTTGGTGAAGAAGAGGCGAACAAGATATCTACTATGGCATCAAATCGTGGTACAAAATTTCATGCCTTAGTGGAAGACTATCTTAGAAAAGAAAAAGATTACATTGAATTTGATAACATATTACAAGAGAGTATGTTTAAGTCAGTACAACCAGTTTTAGATGGAATCATTCCACTAGCAATTGAAGCGCCATTGTATTCAGATTATTTAAAGATGGCAGGTCGTGTTGATTGTGTAGGTATCTTTGAAGATGCAGTTGCGATTATCGATTTTAAAACAAGTTCAAAATACAAAGAAGAGAAGTATGCAAAACCTTGGTATCTTCAAATGACTGCATATGCAATCATGGTAGAAGAACTCACTGGTACGCCTGTACACGAATGTTGTGCAATCGTTGCCATTGAAGGTCACAATGCATATCAATTGTTTGTAACTGAACCCCAAAATCATGTACAAGAATTGTATGATCTTAGGGAAAGATATCGAAATTTATATGGAGTATAATATGGAAGAATATGAAATGCCAAACTTGGATGAGTATCCATTGGTAAAAATCGAAGTGGGGAAATCGTATGAAGTGTCATGCCGTTTCAAAAAGAGTGTCATTGAAAGAGAGTTTTTTGAGAACGATTATTCAAAAGATATAACCGAAAGAGAAAGAGTGTTTTGCGAAACACTTTGGCGAAACAGTACTTGGTTGATTACACCTCAAGATGAAGATGAAGTCGAAGAGTTAGAAAGAGCTCAAAGACAAGATCATAGTGAATACATGGAACCTAATTCATTCGAAGAGAATGAAATGTGGGATACTTTTGATGGTTGTTCTTTTGATGTGTATTTTGCACAAACTCAATTAGACGAAGATGCACAAGAAGAATTTAAAGACGAACTCTATGATGAGGGTGTCAGTTGGTTCTTTGACAATGGATGGGATTCATACGATTGCGAATATGAATTCTATGGTCCAATCATTGTAGTAGAAAAATGATGCTGACTAAAAAAGAATTTACAGAACAAGTAGAAAAACTACTACGAGGTGGCAAAGCAGATGTAATGAGTGCAATACTTCAAGTCTGCGAAAAACACATGTTAGAACCTGAGTCTGCAAAAAGATTAATTTCTCCAACATTAAAAGAGAAACTTGAAGCACAGGCAAAATCTCTTAACATGGTAAATCGTGGGCATAATGCTCAAGGTACTTTAACTAGTTTTTATTCAGAATAAGGAGTATATGATGAAAAAAGGTGATGTGGTAACCGTTGTAACTATGTCTGGTGAGTATGTCGGCGAATTAGTTGATATTCAAACTGGTCATGTTGAACTAAAGAATCCCAAAATGATCTTGTCAGATGGTCAAGGCAATATGGGATTTGCAAAAGGTATTTGTGTGTCTGGTGTTGAAAATCCAACTTCACAAATATTTAACCAATATGTTTTTGTGGCAGAGACTAATGATAAAGTCGCTGATGGCCACAGACAAGCAGTGTCAGGTATTACAGTCGCAAAACCTAAGATTGTAATCTAATGACAAGTAGAGAAGGTTTTGATGCATATCAGTTGTACCTTGGAATAAAGTTACACTTTCATTCCGATGGATATAACTTTGTAACATACAATGGCAAAGTAAAGGCTGACATCAACTCCTTTCTCAAACGAAAAGATAAATATCATTTCGGTAAACTCTATAAGACCTATAAAACAGAACTACAAGATTTCTATATTGCAAACCTATCTACAAAGGATTTATGGGCAGGTGATCTTCTTAATGAAGAGGCTGAACGAACATATAAACAATGGAAGAAACGCCAACAAAAACTCTATTACATGTTTGAAACAGAAGTATCTGATCTCATTAGAAAACGAGATATTAAGAAAGTAATCGAAATAAAAAATGGACAACATCCTATTCTACTTAAAGAGTTTATGAAGAAAACAGTTTCTATGGAAACAATGTGTATACTAGATGATATCATTGGGTTTCTTCCTACATGGGATAGATTGATTGGTGAAAGAGTGATCTATCCAGATTTACAGAACAGAATTAAGAAGTACAAGTCATTCGTATCATACGACTTTAAGAAATATAGAGAAAGACTTATTGAGTTATGCTCACAATAGTAGGTAACGGTAAAAGTAGAACCAATTTCGATCTCAATACATTGGAAAGATGGTGGGGTTGTAATGCAGTCTACAGAGAGGGTTATACACCAGAGTTACTCTTTGCTATGGACATTCCAATGCAGGCAGATATATTTGAATTTGGTTATCATAAAGAGAATAAAGTTTGTGTCGGAGATTGGGAAGTATTAGAGATATCTATGTTAGATATGATGGTAGATGGATTCCAATGGAGTCATGATAAAGATAAAATACGAATTGATCGACACGAAGATGATACCCATTTTGTGTGTCAAGGAAATGGACAGTATGTGGATTTCCTAGGCTTTAGCTCCCTTCACAGACATAACATAGTTATGTATAAAAATTTGCTCCTCAAGAACTTGTTTACAGGTATGAGTGCATTAGGTTATGCCTTAGAGAATGGAGAAAAAGAAGTTGCATTATTCGGATTTGATGCATTAGAATCTGGTAATGTAAGTAATATTTTTGAGGGTACAAAACATTATCC